CGATGCCAATAAATTTAAGAAATAATGTGACAACTTTTAATTTGCGAAGGCGCAAAACTATTGTCTGTTGGTAATCTCAGCATTTTAACTGCCATAATTTTTCCAATTTCTGGATTTCCATGAATTCTTCTAAACTCATCATGGGTAAAGAAAAGTTTTGTTCCATCGATTAGTTGTATGTAAATGGGATTTTTCTTACGAATAATCATATGAATTTTTGATTTTTTGTTTATAACTGGCAAATCTAAATCTATTTTTGGCAAAACGAATGATTTGGCCCATGAGAAATTTTCTTGAACCGCAACGGCTCCATATTTCTCAACACAATCACGAAGATTGATAAATTCTAAAAAATTGTTGATCATTGTTACTTATTTAGAATAATGAGCGAAAAATATAAAATAAACTCGGTGTCCAATATTCTCACCATGATTGTTGACTTCAAAGACCAATCGGGTCAAAATAAAACAATTCATGTGGGTTTGGATTATTTACAAAGAAAAGTACATTTTGTTGGCGATATTCCAAAAGATATTGATATATCTGAATTGGAACAATCTATTCTAATGTATGTGGAACCAGAATCCATTGATGAACTATCCGTTCCAAATGAAATTTGGCAGCGTGCGATGGAAATTAAAACAGGAAAATTTGAAAATAATGAATTTATGAACTTTCAAGGATAAAAATGCCAACCAATAATACAGAAAAAATGGGATTTTCAGTTTCTATGGGACAAGAAAAAAGAGAGCCGTGCAATTTGAGAACTATTACTTTAGAGAGAGTTTATAAGTTTATTGAAAATAAAAATATTGATGCAAAATTAACTTTTCAATTAAAAAAAATGGCCGCTGTTTATCCACAACAAGCATTGGAAAATTGGATGAAAAATTTCAATATACACTTGCTTAAAGCAAGAAGTCTTGTAAAATTAAGTAAGCCAGAAATAAGTCCAGTTGAATTGGGTGATGAACCAAAAATACCATCAAGGGAAGAAATTGAACATGTCCCGCAAAATGAAGAATTTGAATGACGCTTTGCTTATGCACGGGAACAAAATACCAGTTAAAATCATTGCTGATGATCCTATGTTTTTACCAAAATATAAAACATTTGGATCAGCAGCATGTGATTTAGTTGCAAATATTCCCACTAATGATGCTGGTCATACCTTTATCAGCGTTATGCCTAATCAAACTGAAGTTATTGATGTTGGTTTTAGAATGTCGATACCATTTGGTTGGGAAGTTCAAATCCGCATTAGAAGCAGCTTTGCCATACAAGGTCTTCAAGTGACTAACAGTCCCGGCACCATCGATAGTGATTATCAAGGCAGAATCAAGGTAATTGTTAATGGTGCAAGTAAAAATATTATCAGAATAAATCACGGTGATCGGTTTGCTCAAATGCTAATTAAACCAATTTGGCAAGTTGATTGGATTGAAACAGATGCTTTTGATCCAACAGATCGTGGCGATAAAGGATTTGGATCAACAGGAATTAAATCATGAAAATATTTTTAGTTGTGAGCGTGGCTAGACAAATCGATGGCGAATATGTCGTAGTAAAAGCCGAAAAGGCATTTAAAGAATCAACAAAGGCATCAGAATTCGCAAATGGTCTTGCGAAGCGTTATGCTGAAACAATAAACACACCATCAGGACCGTTGCAATGTGTGTGTGAACGTGGCGTTCAAGAAGTTGATCTAGAAGAATAAAAGGAGCTATTATGTCTGTTCACAATCCACTCGAAGGCGACCGTCCAGAAATGACGGTGAAGCTTCATGAAAATTCAGACGATCATATTTCGATTATTATCGTTCATAAAGATAGGCCAGAATATTTGAATATATGCCTTCAATCCATTGCTGTTACTAGCTTTAACAATAATTACGAAATTATTGTTGTTGATAATGGCAGTGGCAAAGAAACTCAAGATTTTCTTAATGATATTGAAAAAGAAGTTAAAGTTGTTCGTAATCAAAAGAATTTGTATTGGTCGGCAGCTTGCAACAAAGGCGTGCAAGCAGCCGATAAAAATAGTAAGTATTTTATCTTCATGCATTGCGATGTGGTGATATTGAATCCAGCTTGGATTGATTTGATGATTAATGTTTCTGAGGCACAGAAATCTGGATTCGTTGGCGTTGACACACAATCATACATGATGGGCAATCAGAAGGTTGACTTCTTACAAGATCATCTGTTACTATTTACTAGAGAATCATGGAATGATATTGGCCCTTGGCCAGAACAACTTCCTCAAATTGGGCCTTCTTTTATTTTAACACTTAGGGCGCAACAAAAGGGGCAAAGACCTCAAATTATGAAGAATACAATTATTCATCACTATAAAATTTTTAGTATGGATATTTCAGAATATGAAAGAATGACCGAACAGGCAATGACAACTCTTCCTAAACTCATGACAGAAATAAATTCTAAGGCAGTAAAATGAAATTAATTTTAAAAACAGCAAATTTTGGAATTCTTGATCAAGTATTACCTCAGGAAAACTTCAATGCTTTTGTGAAATTTTTTTGTGATTTGGATTTTGAAAGAAGTAGTCATAAATTATTGAAGGTTTGGCGTATTAATGATGGCGAGATTTTTGGTGGCACTTCCTATAAAGACAAAGGCTATCCCTTTAACAATCCAATGGATTGGATTCACAAGAATGTTTACGGTCTAGCTAAAGATCAAATGAAAGAATTAGTCGGAGAAGAAGGCGTTGATTGGGAAGGAATATCTTATCGACCATACATTTATCCACCCGGTAGCAAGATCAGTTGGCACAATGATTGCGGCTATTCAGCAGCTTGTATTTTTTATTGTCATAAAAAATGGCAGCATTTTTGGGGTGGCGAATTAATGTTAGCAACTACAAAAGACAATGCAGTTCCCAAACTAACAGATGCAACTGATGATTTATTCTCACGAGATTATATGCAGCCAATTTTAGATCAATATGGATTTGGCCAATATATAACACCATTGCCAAATCGTATGGTTTTCACTAAAACTGGTGTTTGGCACTCAATAAATAGAGTCGATCCATCAGCAGGTGACAACAATCGCTTTTCAATCGTTGCTTTTTTTCATAAAAAGAAAAGTACTTAATTATTTTTTTAATTTTTCTATGCTTTTGATAAATTTAATCCATTCCTCATTCACCCATATAATGGGCGAATGACTACAGTATGTTGCTGCATAGCTCATGCAGAAAATTTCTTCTGCATTTTGTCGCAAAGCATGTTTTTGTTCCTTATGTGGAAACTTATCTATTTGCTTTTGCTTAGTGCTTTTGACCAGTTCAGACCATTTATTTCTTAGTTCTTTGGTCATTAGGTGTTCCCAAACTAAGTGGGCGATTTCATGCAATGTTGTGAATGCTCTGCTATAGTTCCATGGAGCAGCAACAACTATCCTGTCCTTGAAAATATAACCAATGTGATCCTTGTCATCATCTAAAGTGTTGCCACTCGTATATTTGAATTTATACCCATTCAGAAGATCACGATGTCCTTTAGGAAGAGAAGAAATTAACTTCTCAACATCTTTTTGTTCTTCAGATTCAAGAAAAGTTTTGAATTCCATCTTTTTCTCCAAACATATAAATGATTCAACCATATTATTTAACAATAAATTCGACTATATTGTTTCCAAATTACCAATACATAAAACAATATTTTTTAATCAAATGATTAAATAGGTAAAGGAGTCTATTTATGACTATGGAATCAACTATCAATTTCCCGAATGGAATCAATAATGGCAAACCAATTCCTGTTGGAATTGTTTCTGGAAACATTTCTGTTTCATCTGGAGCAATTTCTCTTTACACATCAAGCGGAATAATAAGCAACAGCAATCCTCTTCCTGTTGATATTGGCGGCGGAACAGTTAACATCAATGTTAATTCAGGCACAAATCTTAATGTTTCTGTTACATCAGGTCTGTTTGCGATTTTATCAGGTAGGGTAAGCGTTTCATCTGGTAACACTTCAATTTACACAGCAAGCGGAACAGTTAGCCAATCAAATCCTTTCCCTGTATCAATTTCATCTGGTGCATTTTCAAATAATACTATTCCAGTTAGTTTTGCTGCTGGAACAAGTGATGCATTTGGAAGACTTAGGGTGAGCAATCCTTTTACCATTTTTGACAGTCAACATCGTTATCAAGTCAATGACAAATGGAATTATCAAACAACTGCTGGTGGTTCAACTTCTTACGATACAAACGGTAGCCTAGTGAACTTGAACACAAGTTTAGCATCTGGTGCTCAAGTAATTGCTGAAACCAAAAGGGTTATGCCTTATCAACCCGGCAAATCACTTCTTATCTACAATACATTTACAATGTCATCTGTACAAGAAACTTTGAGACAAAGAATTGGTTATTTCGGCGAACAGAATGGAATTTATTTCGAGGTTGATGGGGAATCAGTAAGTTTTGTGAAAAGAAGTTATGTTAGTGGTAGCGTTGTTGAAACAAAAGCTACTAGAGGATCAGGATGGAATGTTGACAACCTTAACGGCAATGGACCTAGTGGATATAATATTTCAAATTACAGCAGTTCTTTTATCTTCTATATTGAAATAGAATGGCTCGGAGTAGGCGATGTTCGTGTTGGATTTGTTTTGAATGGTGCTTATGTTCCATGTCACGTTTTCAAACACACTCCAGCAGGAGGAAGCCCTATAAGCGGAACATATATGACAACCGCTTGTTTGCCTCTTAGGGCTGAAATTACAAATAAAGGACCAATTACTAATTCTGGTAATTTCAAACAAATTTGCAATAGTGTTATTTCAGAAGGTGGCTACGAAGGATTTAGCAGAAGATATAATGTAGATTTAGGAACAACCCCTAAAAATCTTACAAATGATGATGAGTTATATCCAATTATTTCTTTGCGTCTCGCTTCAGGAAGATTAGATTCAATTATTGTTCCTTCAAATTTGAATGCAATTGTGACAAGCAATCAAGATGTTCAATATAGAATTATTTTGGACGGCACCACTAGTGGCGCAGTTTGGACTACACATTATAATGGCAATGTTCAATATGATACTTCAGCTACATCATTGGCAAGTGGAAGTGGAACAAATGTCATTGGCGGATATATCAACAAGCAAGGATCTATTGATATTACCAGCCTGAATCAATTTAACTTTCAAATAGGAAGATTACTAGATGGAACAAGTCAAGTGTTGACAATTGCTATGGCTCCTACATCAGCAAACACGAAAGTTTTAGCTGATTTATCATGGTTTGAAATTATTTGATAATTTGGTAAAAAAACCACTCAAATAAAAATATTTGAGTGGTTTTACTGTAAAAATAAATTTTTAGGCTATTACAGATGTGTCAACACTCTTCCATGCACCGCCAACATAGACCTCTATGTTGCTTGTGGCTGTGTTGTAGCAAATCATACCGTTGGTTGCAGTGCCAGCAGCAGCATCTCTTGCGGTAGCATTAGCATAGACTGGAATTCTTGGCATAGAGTTCAAATAAATATGACCATTTCTGCCAGCACCAGAATTAGTGCCGCAAGTGATATTTATATCACCAGCACGATCTGTGCCAACGCTATTACCAGTAATCAAGGTTAAATCACCACCACGACCATCAACAGTACCATCGCCAGCTTCGATAAAGATGTCTCCGCCATTCACATCCATAGTAGCGGTTGAATTACCAGCATATATGCCTATGTCGCCTGCTTCTGGATCATCTTCGTCGCCGCTGCTGCCATCTCCATTACCACTATTACCAGCACGAATAGTTACACCACCAGCTTGACCATCATCGCCAGCATGGCCAGCTTCAATATTAATATCACCACCATCGCTGTCGCCAATGCCAGTAGATGCATCGCCACCATAGATGTTTACATCGCCAGCATCGCTGTTGTTTGCGCTGTCAGCATTGCCACCTCTAATTGTTACATCTCCAGCGTCTGCATCTGGGCCATCTCCAGTATTGCCAGCTTCGATGTTGATGTTTCCGCCATCTCCGTCTCCATTTGCATTACCAGCATAAATATTTACATCGCCACCATCAGCATCTACAGGGTCTGCTGCATCAGGATGTCCATCACCTGCTTCGATTGTAATGTTTGCTGCATCAACGGAATTCACTGTTCCATCAGCGGTAGAAATGATTATTTCCCTACTCAAATTTTCAAGAATTTGGCTGACATTGACAAAGTTTTCTTGTCTTACAACATCGTTCACGATTTTAGGAATGATGTTTGCTACTGATCCCTTTCCTGTACCCTCAGTTGTTTGTGCGCCCATATTTTCTCCTAAATAAAATAAAATAAAATCATTGCCTTTATATTTATTGTTTTGCATTAAAATAAATTACAGGACATCTAAATAACATCATGGCAAAACCAAGAAAAAAACCCGTCAAGAACGAGAAGGCAAATACAACACCAGCACTACATGCTAGTAGTAAAAAGCCATTTCACATTGAGTTTATGAATGCAGCCCAAAAAATGGCTTGGGGCGCATTCGATCAACATGATGTTTTGTTTTTGTTGGGAGCGCCGGGGACAGGGAAGTCGCATCTCGGTTGCGCCTTTGCAATTAGTGAGATTTTATCTAAAAGAAAAGAAAAAATTGTTATAACAAGACCAACTATTGAAGCTGGTGGTCGAGGACTTGGGTTTTTACCCGGATCGGCGGATGAAAAACTACATCCTTATATGCTTCCTCTTTTTGATTGCATGGACAGGTGTTTAGGCCGTCTTTCTCCACAGAGGGACATAATCAATAAAAGCGTAGAGCTTGCTCCTCTTCAGTTTATGCGTGGCAGAAGCTTCCATGATTCTGTTTGTATTCTCGATGAGGCTCAGAATTGTAATTATGCCGAAATCAAATTGTTTCTTACAAGGTTTGGACAGAACAGTAAAGTAATTATTACTGGTGATCCAATGCAAAGCGATTTGCCTTGGAAGGACAGAGCTTTGATGAATGTCGTTGATAGGTTGTCAAGCTTAAAGGGAGTTGGAATAATAAACTTCAAGGCTAATTCTATTGTTCGACATCCATTGATTGCTGGTATTCTTGAAAGGTTGGAAGATAAGGAGGAAAATGGCACTAGTAGTTCCTGATGAAGGAGAAATTGAACTTTTAACCAAATTGTTAAAAAACACCGTTGATACAGAGGATTTTATTGTTCATTTGTATAAAAATGATTACAATCCAATTGCAGCTACAACTGGGACAGATTTTACAGAAGCAAATTTTACAAATTATGTAGAAAAAACAATAGTTAGAGGCGATTGGGCAACACCATCAACAGTTAGTAATAAGGCAGAATCAAGCGTAACTGCTCAGTCTTGGACATGTGGAGCAACAGGCAACACTATCTATGGTTATTATATTCTGGGTTCTAACTCAGGTGTTGTTTTGTGGGCAGAAAAGTTTGCTGCCTCTAGAATTTTAGCTGATGGAGACATACTAAATCTTACTCCAAAATTTAATTTAAGTAGTGCAAACTAAAATATTTTTTTTGAATATTATGAATCAGTGAGAAAAAATAAATATTCTTGGCCATTGCTTATTAATTGTTGGATTTTCCGTTTGTCCAATAAATAGTTTATATGACAATTTACAATGATACAATGTCTGATGGCGTCTTGTTAGATGGCACTTCACTTGTTTCTAAGGAAACAAGTTTGGAAGCATCTGGAGGCGTACTTGCAAATGGAATTTTTAATTTTTATTTGATTTTTGACAAAATTTCAGAAGATGGCATTTCACTTGATGGCAGCATACTTCTTATTCAAGAATTCAGCAATGATCAATTAATCACATATGCCACAGACGCACAGTTTGATTTTGATATTTCATTTGTTTGGACAACAGGTATTGTTGCTCAATATTGGTATGTAGTAGAGGGTTATGTTTGGCCTCCAGATGACACTCAATGTCTTGACATAACTGTTCAGGAAAGACAAAATTTTATTCAAACAATTTTGGCAACAAATGTTTCTGATTTGTGTTCGCAATTTTCTCGTCAGGATTTGAACTGGGAAATTGTAAACATTAAGCGTTATGCTCGTCCTGCTGATTTTACTTTGCCTCGTCCAGATTCATATTGTAATAATTTAACCAAATTAGTTTCAGCGACATGTCCTGAATTTTCAGTAAGTGTTAGAGCTTTGACGAAAATAGGCGCTCATTCGGTAGCAATGACAGTTTTAAAATATAGTGGTTCAGGAACTGCTAAACTATCTGGCAATGCTGACACCATAATATCTAGCGGTGCTGTAACTCCAGTTGTTGGAAGTTATTTATATGATCCTAGTTTTGATCCTATTTATACTGGCGGTTCTGCCGAAGTGAGTTCTTCTTGGAATGCAATTCTTTTGACATATGCTGGTGTTTCTGCTACATTGTCACAAGAGCAAATTATTTTTGGTACTGGAGTATCTGTAAGTGATTTAGTGGCTCCCAAAAACACTATTGCAACTGCTTGTGGCTCATGTATAGCTTTCCCTTTGAATTTGTACATTGAACACAACATCAATAATCAAAGTGTTTTTTATAATTTTATTCAGCGAAATGGGTTGACTTTGCCTATTTCTGTTTTAGTTTCGTATAATGCCAAACTAGGTATTTGGGTTGGTCATCAGCATTTTACTGGTTTATCTGATGATAATATAAATCAAGAAAATTGGAGATTTACATTTGAATGGTCGTGTTTAAGTGAATATGGCGGTGAAGAAATTGGCACGCCAAATTTAAAGTTTGCTATTTCTGTCATCAAAAAGAATACTGGGACAGCTGTTAATATTGAAAGTCGTATTGTGGTATTATTTCCTTCTGATGAAGTTTGTAATTTAGTTAGAAATTTTAAAGATAGTTTGTCTTTTAGCTTGAACACTAAGACAAATTTTATTTATAATTCAAATGGCATTACTGCAAACAGTGTTTTTCTTAATGATAAGATTGGTTTGTTCAATTCTTTATATTGGACAAATAATCCGGGTTTAAATATAAGAATTTCTAGCAGCGGACTCAGCACAAAGGTTGAAATGAAAGACATTAGTTCTATATTCCCAGCCCCCGATACTTTTTATCAGCAAGGTCAAGTGTTCGGCAATTCCAATACTTTGGTTAAATAGAGGGATTTATGGAATTAATTATTTATTCGTTAGTTTTGTTGATTGTGATTGTTAATTCAGTCTTCTTATTCTTTCTTGGTGTTTATCTTGTTAGATTGAGCGACAGAATAAATTTAATGATGTCTGATCTTATAGCAATTATTTCTCAGGAACCTTCAGTTGCGCCTCCTACTCCTTCTGTTGCAAAGAAAAAACCAACAACTTGGGATGAAAAATATGAAATGGAATTAGAATCAGTTCAAAGAAGATTGCGGATTGATTCAGGTCTTTCTGATTTGCCAAACAGTCCGTCTTATGATTTACCGAACAAATAATAATCTTCAAAAAATTGCTTGCTTGTGCCGATCAAAATGGCTATGATCCTGTGCATTCGGAGAAGTGAAGTGGATCAATTAAAATTGAAATACAAAAAATTTGATAGTCTCCGAAGATTCGGAGTCGAAATAGAGGTAGGCAGTGAAGTAAAAAAGAAAGTTGTGCAAACGGCTATTATGGCATCATCTAAATATGATGCTCATGTAAGCCGATACTCTCTTTCTACGAACAATCGTTACTGGCACATTAAAGATGATGCAACGTGTGGGATCAAGGGTCGTAAAGGTCCTAAAGGCGTAGAAATAGCTTCTTTTGTTGGCCATGGAATTAATGATATTAATCATATATCTTTC